ACATTATTGGTCAGATGACAATAATCATGCAATTTTTAATGAATTAAAGCAAAAAATTGTAGCTAATTGCAACTAATTTAAGCAACGCACAATGTGTGTTGACATTTAACTATTTGTGCGTATGCTTTAAATATGGCAAATCAAGAAGCATTAGGCCCGATATTTCATAACCAAGTAATACCGCAATTTGTGGATGCTAGGAAAGCTAAAGGAATATCGCAATTAGAAATGGATGAGATCTTGGGGGTAGCCAAGGGCTTAGTTTCTAAATGGGAATGTGGAATAAGAAAACCAAGTGGTTGGTTATTCTGCTGTTGGGCAGATGCTTTAGATATGCAAATAACATTAACCCCAAAGGTGCTAAAACAATGACAATAAACCCAGACTTTAATCCACACGAGATTACAAATGATCCTATTGTAAATGAAGTTATCACTAAAATAGTTGATAGACATATGCAAGGTATGGAAAAATTTGGTAAAACAATGGATTCTAATGATAGACCATTAGATGAATGGACAGAAGAAACTATTGAAGAATTAATAGATGCTATCCATTATCTAGTTAAAGCTAGATCTATCATACAGAAATTTAAGCTCAAAGAAAAAGAGCTTGATGCCATGTTAATCAAATTTAAACAAGGAACATTTGTAGATGATAAAGACACTCAAGCGCAAAGTTAATATAGATTACTCTGCTCCTCATAATAGACAAATGTTTTTTCGGATGCGTTTGCTTAAATTTTATAAGCAAATAGAATTTGATGAAGATATTTATACTGCAACTGCAACCAAAATATTAAATGGTACATTGCCTTATAAATATGTAAATGAAATAGAAAAACTGAGGATAAAATATGAGAAAGAAAAAAAAGCGAAATGGGAAAAACTACAAAAAACCAAAGCCAACAGTTTTGGTCTTGAAGTTAGATCCATTGTTAAACGATTTAAAAAATAAACATTACTTTAAAATAGGAGGTACGATTTGACAGAGTTTAATAGAAAACAAGGTTTAGGTGGATCTGATGCAACAAGATTATATCAAGGTGATTGGCATGAGCTGTGGCAAGAAAAAACAGGTGCTACCGAACCTGCAGATTTATCTGATGTGTTACCAGTACAAATGGGAATACATACAGAAAGTTTTAATATTGATTGGTTTACAAAACAAACTGGATTAAAAGTGCATGGACAACAGGAAACTTTTTTTCATCCAAAATATAAATTTATGTATGCTCATGTAGATGGATTAATTATGCCTAATCCAAAAGATGAAGATGATATGAACATGGGTGTTTCTATTTTAGAATGTAAACATACTAATGCATTTAGTAATCCTAAAAAGATTTCAGATAAATATAAAGCTCAAATACAACATTATTTAATGTGTGCATCTGCTAAAAGATGTTATGTATCTGTATTTTTTGGTAATATGAAATACGAAGTATTAGAAATAACAGAAGATAAAGAGTTTCAAAATCAATTAGAAAATGCTGAGATATTGTTTTGGCATTTTGTTCAAAAGAAAAAACAACCACCAGAATATATTGGTTTTGAAAATTTTAACAGTAAGGAGTTTACAGATGGAGAAACAATTATACCCATACTCACCAGGTAGTAAAGAGAATGGTACATCATTAGAAGCTGCTGAATTAATGAAAGCAGGTGCTGAAACTATAAGAGTTAAAGTATATGATGTTATATGTAATAAAGGTAATTTTGGTGCTACTTCAGATGAAGTTGCTGAATTATTAAATTTAAGTCCTTTTACAGTTAGACCAAGAGTAACTGAGTTGTATAAACAAGGTAAAATTGAAAGAACTGATAAAAGAAAAAACTTAAGTGGTGCTATGGCTTATGTGTATAAAGTCAGTAAGCAAGAAGTAAATAAACTATACACAGAGAGAGGAACATAATATGGGAAAACCAATAGACAGTAGAGCATTAGCTATACTTAAAAAATTAAATCTTGACCAAAAAGATAGTCAAGGACAATACAAAGCATTATGGGATTGTCACGGTACTTGGGTTATGTATCACAGATACATTGAACAAGCAGGTGCTGAAAATAATATTAGTTATGTTTATGATGAAATAGAAACTAATTCTGCAGATGGTATTGTAGTTGTTAAATGTTCAGCTACTATGGTTAAAGATAAAAAAACGCATCAAGTAATATCTTATGGTGAAGCATCACCTAAGAATACTAAAAATTCTTATCCATATGCCATGGCAGAAAAACGAGCTTATGACAGATGTGTTCTTAAGTTATTAGGTTTGCATGGATTTGTATATTCAGAAGATGAAATGCCAGAAGAAAAACTTCAGAAAGGCAGAGCATCAAGTAAACTTGATAGTAATATCAAAATAGTTAACGTAAAGGAGTTAAAAAATGATAAATAAAGTTATATTAATTGGTAGGTTAGGTGCTGATCCAGAAGTTAAGCAAACTAAAAACGGTGACAACTTTGCCAATTTATCTTTAGCTACAAATAAAAAGATTAAAGATAATGAAAAAACTACTTGGCATAAAGTTGTTGTGTTTGATCCAAGAATTGCTGACACAATGGGTAAGTATGCTAAGAAAGGTACACAGTTATATATCGAAGGTGAGATTGAAACTAGATCTTATAAAGATTCTAATGACAATCAAAGATATGTTACTGAAATAATTGTACCTAGATATGCAGGTGTAATCAAAATGTTAAGCTCTAAATCTGAATCTAAATCTTCAGATTCTGGTAGCGATTTTGACGATCAGTTTTAATAGTTTGGTTAAGATATTAAGCACTTAAATGTGATCCAGAGAAAACTTATTAAATTTATTCCTGGTTGGTGAATTAACACCATATAAACAAAGCCAAATATTTAGTGGTGCGTTCTTGAATTAAAGATTGAATACAATAATTGCATCAAGTTCAATCCATCACTAAAATAAAATTCCAGTGTATCTTCTTCCCTTGAGATACCTAAACACAATGTTAATGCGCATTGGGAATAAAATGCATTAGTGTGCTTCATACACACTTAAAATAGCAGCAATGTATAATTGTTGCTCCTTTCTGCCAGGGAGGTTTGTTTGTTCCTCCCTGGTTTATTTGGTGCTGTTTAAGTAGCAGTCCTAGGCTAATCAGCTTAAATCAAGATGGAAACGGTGCGTTGCTAGTTCTTGAGCCAAATGTAATAAAAACATATGAGTATTTTAGATTTAAAAAAAGAATTTAAAAAACGTAAACTAAAACTATCTGTTTGTGTAGAATCATTAGAAGAATTAAATGATTTTTTAACAATAGATATTTTAAAAAGATCTAATATAGATGCAACATTAGTTGCTTTAGTTTCTGCAACAATGACACTATCAAGCCAATATAATAAAAAAAAATTTACAATTGATCTATTACAATCAGCTTTAGCTACAATTGAGTCCGAAAAATACCGAGAAGACGGTAATAAGCTAAATTAGCTGTTTATTTAACTATTTTTTGTTAGGGGTACTCTGCTACCGTATTTTGTCTTCAAGGCTACTCTCCGTTGCTCTCAGAGCGTTTTTCATCATCATTTTTCATGCATATATAGTGAGAATGACCTTTGGGATAAAAACTTACAAAACTATCTGTATTTAGTATTTCTTCCTTGCAATGTTTGCAAGTTCCTACTTTTACGATTACTTCTTTTGATTTTACCCAGGTCTTTTTTTTTAAATTGTTTGGCATGTGGAGTGTTATTAGCTAAGTCTTGTAAAAACTTACTTAATTTCATTTATCTCTAATACTGTCAATAAAATTATATATTCTACCTATTTGTTTATCAACACTCATTATTTCTTCTGTAAGCATACCAACATGTATTTGTAATTCAACAATAGTAATTAATACATAAGTAGATAAACCCAGAAGAATTGTTCCAAGAAAAGCAATTAAAGCTGTATTTGTTTTTCTTGTCATTCTGCTATTTTACCCTTGTTTATACCTTTTTTAATAACGTATTTTTGTGTGCCATTAGCTCCAACATCTACTTCTTTACGAAGTAGTTTAAATATGTTTTTTTGTTTAAGTTCTTTTTCTATTCTTTTTAAAAAACTTTCAATTGATTTAGAATCTCTCATTTTTTTTTCTTTTTATCTTTAGGAAATTTAAATGTTAATACTTCATCAACTTTTTCAAACAAACTATCTACCCATCCAAAAAAAATATATAAAATTTTATCTATCATTTTTTCTTAAATAAATCCATTCCAGGTTTAAGACCGTAAATGCTACCGAATATTCCTAATACTAACCATTTGTAAAATTCTGGAAAGTTATTAAAATATTCAAAGAACATATCTAACTTTTGTTTAGCTTGTGGATCACCACTAAATACACTCCAAGCTAAAACTACTATAGGCAAAACTACAATGATCAAAACTAGTTCGTCTTTCCATCCTTGATTATTATTTGCCATAACAGCTTTTTTATATTCAATCTCACCTGCTGCCATTTTGGCCATATGGTTTTTTTCTGCTAATGATTCTAACTGCTGAGCTTCTTTTTTATTTTTATAAATAGCTGCTGCTGTTTTAAATCCTGTAGATAATAAACCAAACCACATATTAGTATCTCCATACATTAGGTCTAACTACATATTTTTTACCTTGGTCTATTGTAAGAAAATCAATATGAGTAAATGTTTTTGCTATACCAATACCCATAGCTCTTGGATTATATTGTAATCCAAATCTAAGTAATTGATATTGCGATTGAGTATTTGTACCAATATCTACTGCAAAGCCAGTTGTATGGGGCCCATCTTCTCCTGTACTTGATACCGAATTATTATGTTCTGGGCATCTATAACCAGAAGTAATGCTAACACTTTTTCCTGCTACTTGTCTATAAGCTTGAACAAAATCTAAAACAATATCTGATATTTGTAATTTATTACAATGTTTGCAAACAAATTCTGATGGTTTAAAATTATACCATCTAGTAGAATCCCATTGATCAGCATGTGTTATCATATTTTCCATATTGTATTAAAATACCAATATTTAAATTTGTACCATTTAAGTCTTAATCTATCAGAGTAATTACTCCACCAATTTTTTAATTTATCCATATTGTTTTTCCAATCTGTCCATAGATATAAATTGACTTTCTTGTATATGATTTTCCCAAATACCAAGTTCAACAATACCCCAAGACCAACCTGTTAAATTTAATTTAGCATAATCTTCAACATGATTAAAAGGCAACGCACAACCTACATTAACTATTCTAACATAATTTTTATCACCAATTTTAGGAGCTTTCCAATCTCTGTATTTGTGAGTGTGACCGAATACTATATCGTTAGTTGCATCATTAGCTATTTGTACTTCACAGTTTTTTCCACCATATTCTTTACCCATAATATTTAATGGACAATGAGTGAAGGCCACCCCCCCTATGTATTTAAATTCACCATAAGAAGAAATTTTCCAGTTACGCAATAAAAAAGAATCATTAAGCTCTTTTTTCATCATACCTTGAATTTCTGGAATATTTTCTTCAAACCTATTAACTCTTTGTTCATGATTACCTAATGTAACATGTCTTGGTATTCTATCGTTATCTATATATTTATCTAATATATCTATAGAACTTCTTAACGATTCTATATCAACCATAAAGGCATCTTTAAGTTTACCAGCTTGAGAAGAATTTTTTTGAAAAAAACTTAGACTATCAAATGAAGCCCAATCACCAATTTGAATTATATAATCTGGTTCAGATTGTTTAATGTATTTACCAATCCATTTAAATCTATCTTGAGATATATGTGGTGAATCATGCGCGTCACCTATAACTATTATTCTATGACCTTTAAACACTTTCTAATTCCTTACATACAAATTTTGTAGCTAGTTTCATTTCATTAATTTCGTCTACATTTTGTTTATTAAGGAATTTTATAGAATAATGATAAGCTGAATCAACGCACTCATTCCAAGAATTGTAAAGAATATTATAAGTAATTGGAGGGGCACAAACTTGATTTACAAAACTACAAATCCATATTACTAACGTAAATTTCATCTAAAGTTTAAATAGCCTAAAATACTTGCTGCTAAACCTCCTAAGAAAACTAATACAGCTACTATTCCTTTTCCTTTAGATACGCTATCAGATAATGTGTCTACTTTTTTTTCTAGTCTTTCAATTGATGTTAATAAATTTTTCATTCTTTCAGCGCATAATTTTTCATGAGCTGATAATCTTACACCTGCTGCTATTTCTGGATAAGCTTTAGATGTAATTTTTTTTTTTGTCATTATGGTTTAGTAGGAAAAACTACAGCTTCAATATCAGCAACAGTAGTTAAACCATTTGTTATATCTCTTAATGCCTGTCTATAAGTTGTCATTTCTGCACTCATAGTATTATCAGATAACGCAAGGTAATCTGTATCTGCTAATAGTTTATTTCTTTTGGTTCTTAAATCTTCCATAGCCATATCAAATTCTACTGCTGGGAATTGTGCTTGTATGTCAGCTTTAGAAATAGGAGTTGTATTATCATGCCAAATTAAATCATAATCACTTAAACTTCTTTGATGAACAGTAACTTTTGCATTTGGATTTATTTTTAATATTGCGTCTATAATCATTTATGCTCCTATTTCATATGCAGTTATGCAACTTGTTCCAGCAACATCAGTATTTGTACCCCATCTATTTATATAGCCAGTACCTGATGAAACTGAAAATTGAACTTTATAAGTCGTAGCACTTGTGGTTGCTGGACTATCTAAAAATGTATATGTTGGATAATCTAATCTTCTAAGTGGATCACTCATACCACCACCTCCAACTCTAAAAATTTCATTAAAAGTATCAGCTTGACCACCTTGTGTGCTTGTAGTTCCAATTTCTGTACTGCCTCTAACTAAAATAAATCCAACACTACAACTTGTTGAATATCCAATATTGTTTAAATTTAATTGAATTAAAACTTTAGAAGAAGATGATGAAGGAGTAATTGCTACAGATAAACCAGCATCAACATGAGTTGCGCCTACTGAAGTTGTGCTTGTGCTATCTGTTTTAATTGATTGAACAACTTGCACAACCTTACCACCTACACCAGCTGGTAATGCTGTTACACTAGATAAAGAATTATTATTTAAAGTTATTATTGCCATACTATACTCCTATCAATGCTTTTACTTCTTCTTCAGTTAAACCTAAGTCTAAAAGTTTTTGTTTGCCAGATGCTTTTTTATTTTCTCTTGCAGTTTCCAATTCAATAGCTTTTGTATTTACTGCTGTCATATCAATAGAAACATCATTGTTATTTATATCTTTAACAGTAAATGTACCATCTTCATTTTCAAAAATATTGATAGCATTATTATATAAATTTCTTATTGCTTTAAATTTAATTAAAATATTACTCATTAAAATATTCCTCCATCTAATTCTATTGCAAACATTTGTTGAACTGTGCCACCAACAGCTCCATAATTAACAACATAACTAGCATTACTTATTCTGTATTTAACTTTATAAGTTATAGCACTTGTGCTTGAAGGTGAATCTAAATACATAAAAGTTACATAACCATTTCTGCCTGTAGAACCTTCGTAATCTGCTAGAGAACTTGCACCTAAATCTCCATGTAAGTCACCATAACCAGACCTATTTAAAGTTAAAAATCCTCTACCATTACTTACTTCAATAGCACCTTGTGTAATAATTAATATTTTATTGCTTGTACTTGTTGGTGTAATTGCAACTGTAAAAGTTGTATCAGCATAACTTGTATTACTTGTAGATACTGAAGTAGTTGAACTACTTGTAGTCATTTGAATAACTCCACCACCAGCTTCTGCAAAAGTATTATCTCCTCTTAAAAAGGTTGTAGCATCTTTAGTTCCTGTTGCTGTTAATTTTGCAAGTGAAACTGAACTGTCTGCTAGTTTAGCTGTAGTAACTGTGCCATCACTAGGTGCTGTAATTAAACCAATTCCATAATGTAAAATAAAATCGCAAGTAGATGTTCCAGCAACTGCTGTTCCAAAATCTATTGTTGAACCAGATACAGTAAAGTTTCCTGCTTGAACTACACCATCAATACTAACTAATAATGTATTCGCAGAACTAGGTGTAAAATTACTTCCACCTTTTTGTAATGTATATGATGAACTACCATCAAAGGTAATGTTATCTAGTACCTCTACATTACTTAACTTATCTGTTCCTCTGCCGATATATGGCATATTTATTTACTCCTTAACTCTTTGGGTTATTATCTTTTATACCTTGTATTCTAGTTTTCCAAGCCTCAATGTCATGGTAGATTTCATCTAACTGATCTCCCCAAGAACCATA